GCCCGCCTACCGTGAGGTGCGGGTGACCGTTCCCAGGCAGTCGGGGAAAACGACGCTGTTCTTGGCCTGGCAGATCAACCGCTGCGTGTCGAAGCGGTGGCAGCATCCGCAGCGGTCGGCGTTTACCGCGCAGACTGGCAAGGACGCCCGGGACAAGTGGCTCGACGAGCTGTTCCCGCTGATCCGGGCCTCCCAGATCAAGAGGTTGGTGGCAACCCGCGGTAAGCGGTTGCACATCAACGAGGGGATGGGCAACGAGTCCATCCAGTTCCGCACCGGTTCGTTGATCCGGCTGTTGTCGACGTCGACGACCTCGGGGCACTCCAAGACGCTGCAGCAGGCGGTCATGGATGAGGTGTGGCACGACGTCGATGACCGCCGCGAGCAGGGCCTGCGCCCGGCGATGATCACTGTGCCTGACGCGCAGTTGTTGGTCTGCTCGACGGCCGGCACGGATGCGTCGGTGGTGTTGAACCGGAAGGTGGACAGCGGTCGCAAGGCGGCGGAGACCGGTGTCGGCTCGGGTGTGGCCTACTTCGAGTGGTCGGCGCCGGACGGCTGGGATCCGGACGACGAGGCCTCCTACTTCACGTTCATGCCGGCGTTGTGCCCAGATCCGCCGTGCCGCTGCGCCGGACCTGGTGAGACTTGGCGGCACACGATCACCTCGTTGGCGGCGATCCGCGCCGAGCGGGAGGCCATGACCCCGGCGGAGTTCCGCCGGGCGTACGGGAACCTCCGGACGTCCTACGGCAACGACGGGATCATCACCGTCGGCATGTGGGCCAAGCTGCACGACCCGGACTCGCAGCGTTCGGGTGATGTGGCGCTGGGTGCGGACGTCTCCCCGCTGCGGGACTACGCGGCGATCTCGGTGTACGGGCTGCGCGGCGACGAGCTCGGGCACGGGCAGCTGGTGGACTACCGGCCGGGTACGGATTGGCTGGTTGGCCGGCTGGCGGAGTGGAAGGACGCACTGGATCCGGTGGCGATCGGCATGGGCCGCGGCACCTACCAGAGCCTGAAGGAGGACTTGACCGAGGTTGGCATCGAGGTGCCGGAGCCGTGTCAGGCCTCAAAGTGTGCCGATCCGCTGCATCCGCTCGAGCCGGCGCGTGGGGATCTGGCGGTGACCACGGCTACGTCGATGGCGGCGGCGTGCGGGCAGATGATCGACGCGGTGCGTCAGGAAACGCTGCGGGTGGTGCCCTCCGATGATCTGGACGATTCGGCGGTCGGTGCGCGGACCCGCTTGTCGGGCGACACGATCGCGTGGGCGCCGAAGGATTCCCGGTCGGTGATCGCGCCGATTGTGTCGCTGACCGTGGCGCGCTGGGCGTACGAAACCAGGGCGCATCTGGTGGCCGACGCGAATTATGACGTTCTGGCCAGTTTCTACTGAGGGGGCGTGCGACCGTGCGTGATCTGCCGAGTCCCCAGTACCGCGGGCAGTTTGACCCGGTGCATCCGTGCCGGCGGCAGCCAACCCGGCATTGTCCGGCTGTCTACGGCGCGGTGTGCGGAGATCGGCCCTGCGCGCGGTTTGAGGCGGACGGGGAGGACCCGGCCGTCGTAGCGGCATGGATGGCGGAGATTGGTCCGGTTTATGCGTGACCTGCTGACTGACGGGGGGAGGCCCGGTGCGGGACAAGATCACCACGTCGCTTGACACGCTGGGCCTACTCACATTGGCCGCCGGCGGCGGTGTGGCCGTGGCCGGTTGGGCCGGGCTGGGCGCCGAGTTGGTCGCCACCGGTGTCGGGACGGCGGCGGCCGGGCTGCTGGTCGTGGGCGGTTCGGTGCTGATGGTGTGGACGGGTGGCCGTAGGTGAGCCTGTTCACCCGCCACCGACGCGTCTCGAGCATCACCGGCCCGCCGCTGTTCGACGGGGACATTCCGCCGCGCCCGGGCAGCAGCGGGCGCCGGGGTGTGGTGGCGGTGACCTCCGACTCGGCGATGCGCCACTCCGCGGTGTGGGCCTGCTTGCGCATCCGCGCCGACCTGATCTCCACGTTCCCCTGCGACACCTTCCGCCGGATGAAAGGGGCGCGGCCGGTGGAGGTGCCAAAGCCGGCGGTACTGGTCACCCCCGGTGGGGAGCGGTGGGACTACCAGGACTGGATGTACGCCAGCCAGGTGGACCTTGACCGGGCCGGCAACGTCCTCGGCCTGATCACCGAGAAGGACGGCAACGGGAAGCCTGCGCAAATCGACCTGCAGGGCCTCGGCGACTGGACAGTCAAGGAGCTGCGCGACTCGGGCGAGCTCGAATACCGGGTGAAGGGCAAGAAGTACACCGCGGAGCAGGTGTGGCATGAGCGGCAGTACGTCGTGTCGGGGCTGCCGGTGGGCCTGTCGCCGATCGCCTACGCCGCTTGGTCGGTGAGCGAGTACCTGTCGGCGCAGCAGTTCGCCTTGGACTGGTTCGGCGGCGGCGGTGTGCCGAAGTCGTGGTTTAGGAACAAGGCGAAGACGCTGGCGCCGGGCGAGTCTGCGGCTATCAAGGCGCGCTACCAGGCGGACATCGCCAACGGCGACGTGCTGGTCACCGGCCGGGACTGGGAGTACGACCCGCTGCAGAGCCAGCAGATGGGCATGGAGTGGTTGGAGGGCCGCAAGTACGGCCTAGCCGACATCTCCCGGTTCCTAGGCGTCCCCGCGGACATGATCGAGGCGGCGGTCAGCGCCGGCGGCTCGGTGCGGTACGAGAACATCACCAGCCGGCACCTGGACTTCCTGATCCTGCACCTGGGTCCGGCGGTGGCCCGGCGGGAGAAGAACCTCACCAAGCTGTTGAGCGCACCCCGGTTCGTGAAGCTGACCACCGATGCGCTGCTGCGGATGGACCCGGAGAAGCGGGCCAAGATGATGGACGAGGCGATCAAGCATCGCCGGATGACCGTCACCGAGGCGCGTGAGCTGGACGACCGGGCGCCGCTGACCAGTGAGCAGGAAGCCGAGTTCGTCCGGCTGTTCGGCGTGCCAAGGGCCAACGTTGAGACAACGGCCCGCGACGACCGGGCGGATCCGGAGCCGCCGTGGCAGCAGGTGTCCCCGTGGTCGTCGGTGCCGGCACCGCGGCCGCCGACATTCGAGGACGTCGGCTGATGGCCGGCCAGAGCGAGGAGGCGGCGGTGACCGAGAGCATCCACGTGCGCCGGTTGCAGGGCCTGAAGGACCGGACCGCGGCGCGGATCATCACCCGGGCGCAGCGGGAAGGGTTGGGCGTTGCCGACCTGGCCACGGTGCGACTGCCCTGGTACGCAATCAGCAACCAGGCTGAGGACTCGGACGAGCCGGCCACGGTGTGGATCTACGACGAGGTTGGTGGCAGCTTCGGCGTCGAGGCGGAGCAGTTCGCCCGGGATCTCGACGAGATCCAGGCTAAGGAGATCCTGGTCCGGGTCAACAGCCCCGGCGGCTCGGTGTTTGACGGGATCGCGATCTACAACAGCCTGCGGCAGCACCCGGCGCGGATCGTCGTCTCGGTGGACTCGCTGGCCGCGAGCATCGCCAGCGTCATCGCCATGGCCGGCGATGAGGTGCGGATGCACCCCGGCAGCCAGATGATGATCCACGACGCGCTCGGGATCGAACGCGGCCAGGCCGCGGACATGGCCAAGATGTCCACATTCCTAGACCGGCAGAGCGACAACATCGCCGGGATCTACCGGCGTAAGGCCGGCGGGATGAACGCTGACTGGCGGGATCTGATGCTCGCCGAGACGTGGATGTTCGCCGACGAAACGGTGGAGTTCGGATTGGCCGACGTGGTGGTCGACGACGACCCGCCGGCGCCGCCGGACGCCGAGGTGCAGGAGCGGATGGCGCACCGGCACGACCTGCGCGACTTCCGTCATGCCGGTCGCCGGGCCGCCCCGCCACCCCGGCGGCGGACCGCGGTCAAGCCCGAGAAGCGGACGGAGGGCGTCATGCCGGTGACGATGGCGCGATCTAGCAGCGACGCGGAGCGCCGGCAGGCGGCGACCGCGCGGACCGCCGCAGCCGGTGACCGGACAGGCCGGGTGGCCCGCCGGGTGGCGCCGGTGGGGGTGGGCGCGGCGCGGATGGCCGGGTTCCCGGCTCAGATGCGTGCCGAGCTGGTGGAGCACAACGGCCAGCGGCGCTATCACCTGCAGGGCCACGCGTCCGTGGTCGAGCAGCCCTACGAGATGTGGGACTCGTTCGGCCCGTACATGGAGGTCATCGAGCGGGGCGCGTTCGACCGGACGCTCGCGGCCGGCCCGGACGTGGCGTTCCTCGTCAACCACCGTGGCGTGACGATGGCGAGGACCACGAACGACTCGCTGCGGCTGGAGATGGACGACACTGGGCTGAAGACCGACGCCTGGCTGAACCCGAAGCGGCAGGACGTGACCGACCTGGTCACCGCCATCGAGGACAAGGACGTCACCGAGATGTCCTTCGCGTTCATGCTGGACGACGGCGCCGGCCGGTGGAACGAGGACTTCACCGAGTTCCGG